GAATGCCGGCAAGCGCAAATTGCGGCAATCCGTAAGATAATGTTTCGGTAGATGCAAATGAAACCCACTTACTAGGCCGGGTCCGCCCCAACCACTGCCGTCGCCATCGCCGTCGCCACCGCCGCCACCGCCGTCGCCACCGCCGTCGCCACCGCCACCGCCGCCACCGCCACCGCCGCCACCGCCACCGCCGCCACCGCCACCGCCGGGACCGCCGCTCACGGAGAGCGGCGGAGCCCAATCCCCTTTGCACGGCTGGTCTTGGGGGGAACTCTGAAGTGTATATTTTGAATATATACCTGCTGAAGTTTCTGTTGCACCATTTTTTCGTATAATAATACATCTATCTCTGCCCGGGGGTCCTCCTACACTTAATTTTTCGGCACGAGACCACTTAGGCACTGTTGTCAAAGGAAGTGGAAATAATCGGGGAGTACCCATATCACTGAGTAAAGCTTCAGAAGACGGGCCCGTCTGCATGCGCATGTTAAACCTATCTCCTGCCCATGGGCCATAGGCCCAATGGACATGTGCCATTTCTCCGTTGCCCACACCCCAGTTATAACGAAGTATATTATAATGGGGAGGATTTTCAAATTCTGGAACTGGTCTAAAAAGTCCTCTAAGTGTACTGATTCCTTTACCTTCCATCCAGTTATACGGGAAAGTAACTAAAACAGGATGACCGTATCCTGCTAAATTTATATACGATCCCGAGGCTGTCCCCCCGTATTCGGTTCCACCTTCAGAAGTTTCTTTGTAATACCAGTATTCTCTTCCATCATATCTTGCAAGAGCTGCTAACATATCAGGACCCGCTGCAATATCTGCACAACCCTCATCGATTGATGCTGTGTGTGAGGTGTCGCCAATAGTCCCAATAATGTCTATACCTGTATACTCAGGAATATTTCCTTCAGTATCCCCCTGAAATTCACGACTCGCAATAACTATTGGCTTTTTGTCATTAAATTGAAGTATTTCCCATATATCCGGATTTAAGTGTTCTGATACTCTTTCTTGGTATGGGGTAAGACCACACCCTAAGATAATATTTTGGGTTAAATCTACCGATTTGTCTTCCGGACAACCAACACCCTTTGATCTTAGTTGCATATATTCTTTTGTGGTTGCGGGAGGATATTTTGGACTATATGACCCTGCTCTATAAGGCATTCCCATGCCCAACCACGTTTCCGACATATATGTTCCTACTTCATTTTCTCCAAGCCATGCTTGATTGTTTGCAGGAACCCTAAAAAGTCTACAACACCAGTCCATGCCCCAGATGCCCGCTTCGCACTCTTCCCCTAAGGCTAGCCAGGAACACATTTGGTTGGGGTACCAACCCGTGTCATTCATAGACGCCATAACTGGAGTACTCCATGCACCATCTGGCCATGTGTCGCCCGGCGCCCATTCCGCATGGAACCCAAGGTCGTGGGTCCGTATACTCTTATATCCCGACCAATGAAATGCAAAACGAGGATGCTGGTACGAGAATTCACATGGGGGCTGCGTGCCGTACGAGGGAGCTCTGCTGCCAGGTATACATCCACATACATTTGCTGCAGGAAAATATTGATCTTGTTGTCCCAAACATCTATTTTTAGTCCACCATATTAAATTACACGCCCGCTCTTGTACTACTTGCTGCCCGGGGACGAATTCTCCTTCATATAGCTCGGTGAATCCGTCTCCTTGAGTGTTGTCAATACCTTTACTTAACGAATATCCAAATACTATAGGACGACTAGCTGGTCGTACATCTTCAATGCCATTTGCCTGCATTTGAACAGCAAGAATATCATGCAATACAGGTTTTATTCCAGCATGACAATCTGTTATGAGTCCATTTTGACTCATAATGGTATCTATGTTCTCAAAACATCCCTGGCCAGGTGGCGGCGGTGGCGGCGGCGGCAGAGTTGGACCATCTTCACAACAAGATAAACATGACATAATTTATGTTACTTTATTAAAATCTGTATTATTTAGTCTCTGAAATATTTGACCAATATCCCAACTGTCTGGGTTATACATGAGATATCCGTCAAAATCGTATTGACTTTGACGATGAACATATCCGATACGATAAAAATCAGTAATTTCCATATCATTATGTATCTTGTTTAGATCATCGATAACTTTAAATAATTTTGCTGGAACAAATAAATTCAACGGTATTGTACAAGTCCACCAAGATCTATGAGGTCTCATTTTTCTGTGAGAATTTAATAAATATCCGCTTCCCATATAAGAAGCCCTTCGTTCTGGATCAATATATGACGACAATTTCCAAGGATGATCGTCTTTGTTCCATTGTTCCATATAGTCTACTTCATCTAAACCACGATAATCGTTTTCTGGCATTGTGGCGTAGTATACTTCTTTTGTTTCAAACATAAATTCTGGCCATAAATCCATTCCATTATCTGATACATTAGTCTGGAAATAGGGCATTATATTGCTTCCTGTCCAATCTGGATGATCTTTTCTGTCGTATTCTTCCAGTTTCATTTTCTTGACAGCAACATCAAATCCGTATGGATCCATTCCGATTACTGCAACATTGTTTCTGACAGATTGTCTTCCGACAGGACCAGAAGTAAGAGAAACAAGATACGGAAGAAAATACTCGCAACCAGCGTCTCGAACAAACCCGTTTGGAAAGTCTGCAATTCTATCTAAACCTATTGGATCTTCAAATTCGATTCGAACATAAGAACTCAATTCTTCTCGTTTCAAATTAGGAGGTCTAGAGTTTGCTGTGGGTCCTGTTTGACCGGTAGTTATTCCGTAGATAAAGGTGTAATCGGATTGAGTTTGTCCTGGTACCGACAAGGTTGCCCCGCCACTGATTCCTTTCCAAATAACACCTGCTACAGTTTGATCAAATTTTTGACTAGACAATTCTGATTCGGGTCCAGGAGCTCCCAGAGATTGTAATGTAGACGAAACTTCGGTTACAGGACTGTTTGAGTATCTATTATGATATCCCGACATTCCTTTATATTGTTGATCGTAATACGGATGTTCTTTCGGAGGATCGATTTGACAAATACCCCGATCGTTTATTCCCTGATCTCTTGATTGATTACCTGGTCCTGGATTTAAGTTTCCAAACGCGATATTGTAAACCCAATTTCCTAAAGAACTTCCTGTTATTGATTTAGATTTTGCTAGAATCTCGTATCTACTGCCTCTAATATTTTTTCTAGTAACAGACTTTACACCGTATAAACTTAAAGGTTGATTTAATGGAGTAAGTCTTTTTCTTCCTTCTCCTGTTCTCCATCCAAAGGCAGATCCTCCCTGATGACTCATCAATCCCCCACCAGTGTCTCCAACAGAAAATATACTACTGCCGGGAGTTTTAGAATAAAAATAAGCGGGTCTGTCTAACCATTCCTGTACTTGTACTCCGATATTTAAAAGATGATCATGTAAACCCTGATCATGTCTTCTTAAAATATAATTTTCTGCCTTGAGTATATTAAATTCTCGTATTGCATTTTGCTTTAGAGCTATTAATACATTAGGATTAAGGCAATATTCATTATAGGATATTCTTCTAGTTTCTAAAATATCTCCAGAGGATCCAGAGGCTTCGGTACTTTCTCTTCTAGATTCACAATCTGGTAATTCGCCAGATCCTCCACTTACACCAAAACAAGCAGAAGGAATTGCGCCGTATATTTCCTTGGTTCCCCATCTATCGGTGAAATTATAAAACGGATTCAGTATGATATCAGCGGAGGCTCCAGAGGCTCCTATTGGAAGAATATTTTCTAAATTTTGTATTTTTTTAACATATTTTCTGTTGTCTTTACCTCGAACATAAACATTTTCCGAACACTCTCTACACCATTGAGGTAAATATTGAAATTTAGGTATATACGAGTGTTCTCCTACAACTGGACCTGTGCATCCTGTGTATTTTTCTCCTCCTCCGTAAGTGTTTCCAAAATTAATTGTTCGTAGAGTACAATTCTGGGGTAATTGAATATACGGAATTCTTTTGCTTAAACCAGGAACTGTTAAGTACGGTTGTTTTTGTGTATTGTTGAGTTTATCAATTTCCCACTGAGCATCAGCAGAAGCACCAGAAGCACCAGAAGCACCAGAAGCACCACTCGGTCCGGAAATACCAGATTGCCATAAATGATATGTTGGAATATTAGGTCCGGCATATTTTGGAGAATATCCACAAGGTATACCTACTCCATAATATCCGTCATCAAAATTTACCGACTCTGTGCAATATGAAATTCCTGCCGTTATTGCTGTCATTTCTTGAAATGTACTAGTAAAGGTTTTTTCGAAATAACTCTTTACACTTGTGTTCAAGAATCCGGTTTCAATAGAATAATAATTGTTAATTGTTTTAATTATAAATTCTCTGTTTATGGACTCGTTACATTCTGCACAATTAACTGTATTGTCGTTTATAAACGATATGCCAGAAATAATCCATCCGTCTACTTTTTCTAAAAAGTCTCGAATAAATCTGAGTCTATTTATATTGTTTGTAATTGCCTCTGAGTATTGCCGTTTGACCAATATGTTATTGTAATCTGGTTGACCACCAGACATTCCTACGCCGACTATAATATTTTCTGCGTCTTGTTTAAAATTATAAAATTGTCTTATAGTTTGATTGTACGGACTTGCAGTGAATCCAAGATCTCTAGAGATATACAATCCGTGTTTACTAACAGAGGCTCCTGTTACCGCAATTACTCCCATATTAGAAGCCCCTGAAGCCCCTGAAGCCCCTGAAGCCCCTGAAGCTCCTGAAGCCCCTGAAGCCCCTGAAGCTCCACTAACTCCTTGAAATACAGAAGTATAGTTTATAGCATCTGTAAACGAGCCAGCTGCGTAAACTTTATATCCTTCTCCTGTTACTTTTTTATTATTTCTTTTTAAAATAGTATTAAATAAACCGTTTTGTCCGTATATACTTTCAAAAGTTGGACCACTACCTAATTCCAATGCCTCTTTGAATATAACTCGATCTTTTTCACTTCCTATTGCGTCCTTTAAACAACAAATTTTACATCTATAAGCTTCCCATTTTCTTTTTAAATTCATCAATTCATTGAATTTTTTTCTGCTTTTCTGTACAGGAACTTTAATTCCAGTTATTATTTTGTAAAAAGTTCTAAAGTCCATGGGACTCAAATCAAATTGAGATTGCCACATTCCATCCGAATCAAACGAATAACTATACGAACCTATACTTTCCCACCATGGAGAATTTTTTACATTAAATGTATTTTTAGCAAAATATCCGTATCTACTGTTATTGGCATCTAAAAATTCAATATCAGTGTGAGAATATTTTGCTGTATTTCCACTTCCACCAATCAATATAACTGGAACTCCTGCAACTAGTGTTATAGTCCCTGTAGGTCCAGCTGGTCCACTTTGATAGATATTAAGTTTTGTTCCATCTGGTGGACATTGAGGTATGAAATCAAAACATTTGTCGTAATCGTACTTGATTTCAGTTTGAGATTTTTTCTTTTTCAGACTAGATCTGGTGTCTACAAACGAATAGTACGGATCAGCAAAATCTGGTTCTATTCGTTTATATGATGCCTTAAATAATTTACTAAAATTTTGAGCAACTGCATCCTGATGACTTTTAATGGTAGACAACTGATGTATTTTGTTTTCGAACATAGGATTTTCATCATTAATAATGAATTTTCCTTTGGATTCTCCTTGATACATTTTAGATAAACTTCGAAAATGCCATAGTCCTCTGTGATCTGACCATAAACAAAAATTTGCTTCAGGAAATTCAGAAGCTAATTCGGTATCTCGAACAGCATAGGAGGTAACATAACCTAATAATTCCAACAACTTCATTTGTGCAATAGGTTTCTTGTAGGGCCAAGAGTAATTATTGTACTTTACCAAAACTCCATTTTTAGTATTTTCTATATCTTCTTGTCTGTAATTGAATTCGTTTTTATCAAAGATATAGTGAATAAAACTGGGTATTATAGGAATATCAATTCCAATAGATCCCGTATTTCCAGTATTTCCGGTATTTCCAGTAGCTTCGGTTGTTCCAGTAGCTCCGGTAATTCCACATGCTGGGTTAAATATTGAAGGGATTAAGCGGTGGGCATCGGATCCAATGAACAGATTATTTCCCTGGTCTTCTCCCATTAGAATGGCCTTGAATATCCTTGACCAGCATTTGGACCGTCTCCGCCATCTGCAATCCATCCAATAAAGTCTTTAATATCTGATTCATTTTCTGGTATTTCTATTGCTGGTTTCAAAGTAGCTTCGTACAAATCCGAATTCATAAATTCCAATACAAACACATTGATTTTTTGAAATCCGTCCATTGGTCCACTCAAAGAAGCTTCATCTGTTACAACAGTTTTGTTTAAAATGATTCCTTGAAATACCGTGAAATCAAAATTGCCACCGTCTGTAGGATGAACTCTGGATTTAAATCCAATTTGCAAATAGTCTAACGGTTCAATTTTATCAAATAAAAAAACTCCATCTGTTTCACTTTGAGTATTAAGACAATTCAATGTTCCTGAAACTGTTGGACTCATCAAAGATTCAACAATACTTAAACCTTTTAGTAGAGTTTGACTCTTTGCGTGATTGCCGTCGGCTGGAAATAAACTTACAATCACTTCTCCCTGTTTATTAGTCACAACAACACTTTGAAGAAAATCTCCATGCCATGGAATCGGCATTCTTTTATTTTTTAGTGATTTTGAGCACCCCATGATTTAAATTTCTATTGTATCTGTATAATTTGGATCTAAAAATGCCTGTTTTATAGAAACCTCAGCGTCGATTGTAGGATTCTTGGGAACTTTGATTTGAAGTATTTCTTGCGATTGTATAGAATTTCTTACTGTATTTATACCAACCGATCCGTTATTCATATAAACAGACAGGGCAGTAAAAGTAAAGCCGTTTGGTCCACTAATACCTAAAGTTTCAGAATTAATAAAGGTATTTCCAGGTGGGGTAGAATTGAAATTAAAATAGGCAGATATCAAATTTCCGTCTTTAGTAAAACTTAACGGAACGTCTAATGGATTTTCTTTTCTTTTGATTTGTACAGAATACGTCAATCCACCTGCTTGAGTATTGCCTGTGTCTAGAAAACTTAATATTTTGAAATCTGAGTTTTCTTTTCGCAAAAATGTGATATTATTTCCTGCAGCAAAAGACAGTCCATTAGAATGCAGAGTTCGGATAGACCTGAGATACGAATCCCATTCCAATACTACTCCCAGTTTTTGAAATGTAGTACCAGATGTGTGTAGATCGGATGTTAATACGATAATATCATTTATTTCCAAAGACGGCAAAGTTTGAATAAAATATGTTGTTTGATTTTCATATTTTTTAACTAGTTTTCTTAAATTTTCTTCGCTTGTTTCGGGCCAATCAGTTCTGCTGCGTAAATTATTAATTATATGAATCAACCAAGAATCTTCTGGATCATCTAAAAACTCTGTTGCAACCGTTTCAGGAAATATTTTATTTCCTATTTGTAAAAAAAGAGAACGATTTTTGCTTAAATTTAATTTTCTAGTTTCAAATAAGTTTTTTAATTCTATTTCAGTTGCAGTATTAAATACTGGAATAGAATATCGTATCACAGGATGTAATGTGAAATATTTCATTATTATTCAGTCATAAATCTAGATCTTCTATAAGCTTCAATATTCGAATAATCTTTTGCAACATATGATGGTTCTATTTCTTGATACTTCAAAGTGAGACTGTATTGTATTGGATATAGGTAGTTTCCACCTTGATCTAGCATTCCAAAAATACCACCTTGTGTTTGATTTCCTACTCTGACTGCATCGACTGACATCAATAGACATGGTTGAGGATATCTACCGAGCCATAAATCTGTTACATCCTGCCCCGTACGCATTACCACATCTATGCCCCATACTCCAGGATGTGTTACTCTTTGATTATAAACTACTTGATTGCAATTAATGTTTTGTATAGAAGGAAGTATCAAGTTAGAAAAATCATTACATATTGTTGATGCTTGCTCTGAATCGATTATTGACTTTGCCTTTAAATTGAAATTGAACTCAAACTGCTTTTTGTTTTGTCCATACCATGCAGTATCCTGGATATCCACATATCCTTCGCTGTTCTTGCCCGTTGTTGCTAACTCACCGAGTGCCAGAACGTCTGGTTTATTTCCACCAATATTGCCATACATTCCAGCAACACCGGTCCCATAATGCTGGTTAGCAGTGATTACTAATCCTCCTTTACTAGTGTGATATGTCTCATTACTTCGAAGAAATAAACCGGGATCCTGACCGGTACTCGGTACAACCTTTTTTCTAGGCTGACCTGCGGTTGGATTAGTTAGTGGCCCATCGACATAAGGTTTAGCTGGATTCAACATGCCTGATCTTTGAGTAACCAATAGACTAGCGTCATCACTAGCTTGGATTCTGGTGGAAGTTCCTACATTAGCGGGAAGAGGCAACCAATAAATCGCATTCGGGCTACCACTTATCCACCTCGACTGATTTTGTCTATTGCTAAAATATTTTTCGTACTCAAAGTACGTTAACCGTAACCAAACCGGAGTCTCATTTTTATATTTTGAAGATGCTGGAAACGATTTTATTGGCATATAAAATATATATAATATATGGCCTATAAAACTGTTTTTACCCCAATCAATAAAAAAAAATATATTGGATCTGAAAAAGAAATTAGGTGCAGATCTCTTTGGGAACGACAATTCTGTAAGTATTTAGACGAAAACAAAAATGTCGTTCAGTGGGGATACGAGTGTTTACATATACCGTATCGTATATTAAACGAAAACAAAAACAGAACATATATACCAGATTTCATTATTAAAACTAATAACAATGATAAATTAGAAATTTCGGTTATTGAAATAAAACCGTTCCGTCAGACAAAAAGCCCCAATTCTCGAAAAAGAAAAAATATACAAGAATGTTTAACATATGCAATGAACGATTCCAAATGGAATTACGCAAAACAATTTTGTGAGGATCGAGGATGGAAATTTCGTATTTTAACAGAAAGAGAGTTGTTTGATGTTTAATCTTATAGGACAAGATATTCAGTCGGTTAGGGAACATATTGCAACCAGAGGAATTCAATACCCCAATAGATACCTTGTAGAATTTGTGCCACAGGGGCAGTTATTAAACTCAGCGAATATCAGACCATGTACGATGTACCCGATAAGTGTTAACTTACCAGAACAAACTATTTCTGAAATGACAGACCAATACTATACTACACCGAGAAGTATTCCAACATTTGTACAAACTGGAATGGTTTTAATGAATTTTATTCTCATGCAAGATTGGAAAGAACGAGATTTTTTCGAAAAATGGATGAACGCTATTTCTTATGGCAACTATAATAATAGACCAGGCTATGATCCGATTGTTGGATCTTTGCCCTATGATATAGCTTCTCATTGTATAATGGCCATTGGTCTATTGAATGGAAGCAGTCCTGCAACAATAAATGCAAAATACAACTATTCTGAGTGTTATCCTATTCAATTAAGTCCGGTTGAATTCGATTCGACAATTGGAGGATATGCATCATTTCAAGTAGGATTATCTGTAAGATCTCTTACCGTTCAGAGAACACAAAGTTCTACAAATTAACAATTAAAAGAAAGGAAAAATAATGTTGAGTTCTTTACTTAATAGTTGTCCGAAATATGAAACAATACTGCCGTCTTCTAAAACCAAAGTTTGGTTTAGGCCTATTTTGGTCAAAGAAGAAAAAAAATTAGTTGTTGTTCAGCAGTTCGGATCAGGAAATGAAATAATTCGTGCAATGATTGAAACAATACAAAATTGTTTCGAAATAAAAGACGCACATTTGTTGCCTGTTTTTGATTTAGAATATCTGTTTTTAAAACTAAGATCTAAATCAATAGGATCAATAATTGATCTGTCTTTTGTTTGTAATGAAACAGGAGAAAAAATTAAAACAAAGATTAATCTGGATGAAATAGAAGTTCAGTTTCATCCAGATCACACACAGGAGGTTCTTTTAGACAATCAGGTTCGTATTAAAATGCGATATCCAAATGCAAACGATTTTATGGATATTGATATAGGAGATCCTGATTCTTTGTATAAGTTATCTTTAAAATGTATAGATAAAATTCAAACTGTCTCAGAATTGATAGACTGTAAAGATCAATCTGAACAAGAATTAGAAGAATTTTTAGATAACTTGACTCCTGCTAATTTTACTAATATCACCAATTTCTTTGAAACTATGCCTAAAATAGAAAAAGAAATTCAATATGTTACTACAGATGGAGTCAATCGTTCTTTATTAATTAAAGGAATAAAAGATTTTTTTTAATTTCCCTCAGCCATATATCTCTTAAACAAATTTTACAGTTTCAGTTTAATATCATTAACGATCACAAAATGTCTATTACTGAGATTAATGAAATGATACCCTGGGAAAGAGACGTATTCTTGGATCAACTGAGGGAATATATTGAAGAAAAGAATAGAGAAGCTCAGAGAAGAAGATGAAACCTCAATTTGTAAATAAATTAAATAAAATTTTTAATAATTTATTTCAAAATAATATACTTTCTGTTGCGTATCCTGAGTTTGGATTGCCTCATCTCTTAGAATCGCCAGAGAGTGTAGAATTTTCAGAATCACTTAAAGCAAATATTATATCTAATAAAAAAACAAAGTTAACTGAAAATAATTTTTCTAAAATATCGTTTCAAAAACCAGCATTTCGTTTACCAACACAATCTATATTGTTGAATGAAATATATAAAAAATCATTAATTCATGTTCCTAAAATAACATATAAAATTAAAAATAATATTTCACTAATTAAGGATATAGAAAACGGACAATATCAACCATTACCTTCCGTAGAGTCCTCTAACGGACAATACAGACCTTTATCTCCTGTAGAGTCCTCTAATGGACAATATCAACCATTACCTTCCGTAGAGTCCTCTAACGGACAATACAGACCTTTATCTCCTGTAGAGTCCTCTAATGGACAATATCAACCATTACCTTCCGTAGAGTCCTCTAACGGACAATACA